TTCTCGGATTCTCGAAAGAGATGTTGGTGTGGCTTAGGGCCTGCCAAGAAAAGAAACAATGAGGATGCCATTCCAGCTATGGTGGTGGCTGGGAAAATGGTGAGACCACCGAACGGAAGATAGCTTTTGGCTTGATAACGGTTAGGCCGGCGTCCGAGCAACCCTACGACTTCTTGGAAGTTGTGGGGGAGACGGACCTTGGCCGTACCTATCCGAGCGGCGGGAAAAATTTTGTGGATAGAGAAGATCCTAATTGGGTCGACTTTTCTGCAACTCTCACCCCACTAGACAAGCAACTTGTAAAAAAGAATGCTAAGTATCACAGTGTGCGGGCTATTGATAGTGCCATAGAGCTTTCGATTAAAAAAATGGATGTGGGTAAAACCCTTCCTGAGAAAGATGACATTTATCAAAAAACCTTCAATGTGATGCTTATTGCGTTGGCTTACATCAAGAATGCTAGACCGCTAAAAACGGCAGAACTTTTCGACTTTAACCGCGATACTAGTCCGGGTCTCCCCTGGATTAAGTTGGGGTTTAAAACAAAAGGTGATGTCTTAAGCACAGCCTTCAACACTCTTATGGAGTTCTGTTGGAGGTTCAAGGAGGAATTTCCTGTTTGCACTTACAATGACAAGACAGAATTTCTCCCCGAGGAAGACTTGAACCGTAACAAGGTGAGAGGAACATTTGGGGCTTCCATGCATTATGTCTTGAGAGAGAAAATGGTGTATGGGGGTCAGAACAAGGCCCTGAAAGACGGGCATCAAGGAAGATGGATCCAATATGGAGTTGTGAAACAATATGGCGGGTTCCATCGGGCCATGAAACCTCTTGAGAAAATGGATATAACTGAGGAGGGAGATATCAGTGGATTTGATCGCACTGCTCCCCTTGATCCAGTTTATGATCTTCGAGAGGCGTTAATGGATACGCCTCCTTTTCTTAGAGAGATGCAAAAACATGTACGAGAGTTTAATACCAAAACTTTAGTTCTTTTACCTAACGGAAAAATTGTTCGTCG